CTACGAATCAGTAAGGGAACTGGCCGACGTGTGCCGGGTCGCGCTGGAGGGGTACGGGGGAGTTACGGCAGACTCGGTATTAGTGAACAACGTCTCCCTCGATAACGAGGCTGACGGGTTCGCCCAACTCGCCGGCGGCGAGGCACCACCGCTTTATTCGGTTTCGCAAACGTACTCGATCCTCTGGCAGGAGACCTAAAGAATGTCGGCAACCCCGCATGATGGAACCGGAACAGTTCTTCGCCTTGGTGCCACGGTCTACACGGTGACGAACATCGTCATCACTCAGACCGACCCGACTGCCGATCAAGAGAAGATCGACGTTTCTCATCTTGGTCTCACCACCGGCGCGTCGATCGCCACGATCGACCGTCCGCTCCAGGGCTCAACGACCGACACCGGCCGCCAGGTGCAGTTCGACTACCTGGGCCGCGTGCTGATTGCTGACGCCTCGACGGGCACGTGCTCGATCACGGTGGCCGGCACGGCTCTCACGGGGTTCTCGTCGCTCGCGTACACGGTCAACTCCTCGACGCTCACGTTCGCCCTGAACGACGCGATTCGTGGTCAGGCCACTCTCCGGGTTGCCCGCGTCTAGTTGCCGTGACGGAGGCCCGTCATGGCGAACGTATGCACGGGTGTCAGCGTAACGTGGTGCAGCACGGCTCTCGGTGAAGTCACCGAGATCGACGTGAACGTGGGCGGCAGTCTGCCGCTCGGACGCGACTCCACGTTTTCAGTTGACGCAGGCACTATCACTTTGAAGTGTCTGAGCACGGCGGCGATTGGCTTATCGCAGTACGGTCTTCAGGGCACGCTTGCCATCACTGGCGGCGGGCTCACGCTGACCCACAAGGCGATTTGCCAGACGTTGACGCTCTCGGGCCGGGTCAATGACGTGGCCCGGTATGGCGCGACCTTCAAACTTGTGAGGCAGTGATATGGCTTTGACGGCAGACCAGATTCTCGCGGCTGACGACCTTGGGCTGAAAGAGGTCAAGGTCAAGGAATGGAACGGCAGCGTGTTCATTCGCGTGATGAGCGTGGCAGAACGCGACGCCTACGAGCGGATGTGGATCGGAAAGAGAGATAGCGGCGTGGCGAACTTCCGCACCGAGTACCTCGTGCGGTTGCTGTGCGACGAGAAGGGGGAACTCCTCTTCACGAAGGAGCAGATCGAGAAGCTCGGGCAGAAGAGCGGTGCGGTAATGGCGCGCCTGTTCGACGCCGCGATCCGCCACAACGCAATGTCGGAGGCAGATGTCGAAGAGTTGGGAAAAGGTTGAATGTCTCGCCAGTTCGCCGGTTCATGTTCCGGCTGGCGGGACACTTGAAGATGACGGTCGGCGAGCTAGCAAGACGAATGGATTCACAAGAACTTGCGGAGTGGATGGCCTATACGCGGTACTACGAAGCAATAGGGAACCCGTGGGCAGAGACCGGGCTGATCGTGTCGGCGTTGCTTGCACCGCACGCCCCGAAGGGCAAAGCACCGAAGCCGAGCGACTTCATTCCGATTGAAACTCCACCGCAGCATGAGGCCCAAGCCCGCGAAGTTCTTCTGGATTTGAAACGGCAACTAGGGATCGAGTGAGATGGCAACGATTCTCGGGCTGGCGCTCAAGATCAACGCGGACGCGAGCGGCGTTCCGCGTTCGCTCACGCCTGTCGAGAAGGCGTTGCGGTCGCTTGACGTTGAAGCGGCGAAGGTCACGAAGGTATTCGAGAACTTCGCTAAAGCCAGTGGCGCGGCCGCCGACGTGCAGAGGCGATTTGAGTCGGAGATCCAAAGTCTCACGCAAGCCCTGCAAGCCGGCGAGATCAACGGGCAGCAGTTTGCGGATGGGTTCGCAGCGATTCGGGCCGCTGCCGGCGACTTGGCCGAAACCTTTGCCGAAGGTGCCCGCGTCACTGAGCAGTATCGAACAGAGGAAGACCGGCGAGCGGAGACGCTGGAACGCCTGGCGACCTTGCTTGAGGCTGGAGCGATCTCTGAGGCGACCTACTCTCGGGCTCGGGCCGAAGCAAGCGGCGCAAACGCTGCCGCAGCCAGAGAGGAGCAGACAAGGCTCGCGCAGATCAACAGCCTCCAGTCAGAGGCCGCAGCCATCACGGCCAGGTATCAGACAGATCAAGAAAAGCGAGCGGCGTCGGAAGCCCGCCTGAACACGCTGCGCGAAGCAGGAGTGTTGAGCGAGGAAACATACAAGCGTGCGATTGAGGATGCGAGCGGGGCGACGCAGGCGGCAGTAAAGGCAGAGCAGGAGCGATCAGCAGCTCTTGCTGAAGGCAAGAGGCTGACTGATCAGTTTTTGTCTGCCGACCAACAACGTGCGGCGGAACTGCAACGGCTCAACTCCCTCTACCGCAATGGGACTATCGAGGCCGAGACGTTTGCCCGAGCCGTTGCGTCATCGTCGCAGCAGGGAGACAGCACGCAGCTACAGCGGTTCGCGGAGGCAATCGGGCCTCTGCGCGAACAAGCCCAATCGGGGGCTATGTCGCTTGAGGAGTTCCAGCGTGCGGCGGCTGGTATTGCCGACGCGGTCGCCGCATCGACCGCCCCAACGGTTCGCTCTGCCGAGGCAATCCTTGAACTAAAGTCGCGGCTTGATGCCGGGACGATTTCTATTGAGGAATACCGGGCGCAGTTCGCTCAAATCCAGAGCGGCGATTTCCGCAGCACGTTCACTGTGGAGGTGCTCGGCGTCCGCGAGGGAGTTGAGGCGACCGAGCGCCTGCAATCGGCGGTTTCTAGCCTGCAAGGAACGCAGATAGAAGCCGCGTTGCAGATCACCGGCACAGAAAGCATCGACCAACTCAGGAGTCAATTCGCCAGCATCGACGGCGCGAAGATCGACGCGATCCTTCAAGTGCTGGGTGTCGAGACTGTTGACGAGGCAAAGGCCAGGCTGGCGACCATCGACGGCACGACCGTCACTGCTCAGTTGAACACGGTCGGTATTGAAAGCATCGCGCAAGCGCAGCAGGCCATCGACAGCCTAGAGGGTAAGCAAGTCGAGGCCGTGCTGGAAATCACAGGCGCAGAGAGCATCGAGCAACTGCGGAGTGAGTTCGCCAGCATCGACGAGACAAGAATTGATGCCGTTTTAGAAATCCTTGGCGTCGATGCCGTGGACGATGCCAAGGCTCGGCTGGCATCTCTGCAAGGAACGCAGATCGAAGCTGTGCTGCGCGTGCTGGGCGTTGATACTGTTGACGAAGCCAGATCGCGACTGGCGTCCCTTGACGGTACTACCGTCACCGCTGAACTAAACGCGGTTGGCATGGAAAGCATCGAGCAGGCGCAGCGGGTCATTGACTCGCTGGAAGGCAAGGACATCACGGTCCTCGCCGAGACGCTCGGTGCCAGTTCTGTCGAAGAACTCACACAAATCATCAACGCGGTGGAGTCGAAGACAGTATCGGTCGAAACCTCCACGAACGCCGACGAAACCGCCCGTGCCGTCCGGTCTCTGGTCGAAGAGCAAGATGCCTACCAGTCGCTCCTTCGCGATGCCGAACGGCTGAACGAGGCGAATAGGTCTTCCGCCGAGAAGCAGGCCAGGCAGTTAGAACGACTCGATGCCGTCTACGCCACCGGAAAGCTGAGAATTGAGGCGTACAACGCTGAGGCGGCAAGGATTCTTGGCATCAATGAACTTGCGGCAGCGTCGGAGAGAGAGCGTGCTGCTGCGTCTGCTGCCGCAGCCGCCGACCAAGCCGCCGCGTCGCGGATCATCGAGGCAAACCTTACGAAGCAGGAGCGAGCGCAACGTGATTTTGAAAAATCGACGCAGGAGCTCAACCGTCTGAGGGCGGCGGGACGACTAACGGAATCCGATTACGCAACCGCGCTTCAGAGGACAGCGGATGCTTATGCCAAGGCCACAATCGCGGCGTCAAAGTTTGACGCTGCATCAGACAAGGCCAGTGGCGCTAGCGTTTTGAAGTTCAATGAACTGTCAGGAATCCTCTCTGCTCTGCCAGGTCCGATAGGGAATGTGGCCGGCAGGCTCTCGGGGCTGTCGTCTGCCGGTGAGGGGCTAGCGCGCGTGTTCTCTGGCGGGCTGGCTGGCGGGCTGTCGAGCGTGGGCAAGAGTGTCGCGGCCCTGGTCAATCCGTTTACGCTGGCGGTGGGTGGCGTTGTAGCGTTTGGGGCTGCGGCCCTTGCTGTCACTCGCGGGCTTGCAGCCTTGGAGGATCGTGTCGAGAACCTTGGCAACATTGCCGACAAGCTCGGCGTGTCCTTTGAGTTCATCCAAACGCTCGAAGAGGCGGCGAACCGCAGCGGTACAAGCATCGACGCAGTGAGTGCCGCGTTCGGCAGGCTTCAGAAGAGCGTGCTCGGCGTGGACGAGGAGAGCAAAGCCGCGCAGAAGGCGCTTTCGGAAATTGGCGTCACCGCAGAGGAGTTGGCACAACTCTCACCGGAGGATCAGTACCAGCGAATCGGGGCGGCTCTCGCCGACATCGAAGACCCGGCACGAAGAACGGCCACGGCCACGGCACTGTTCGGCAAGGCCGGTGCGGACCTCATTCCGTTCTTCAACAATCTCCCCGGAGCAACAGCCGACATCGAGCGGTTCGGCCGTTCTCTTACCGCCATCGACCGTCGTCGCGTTGACGAGTTTGGTGCAGGGCTTGACGCACTAAGCGTTGCCACACAAGGGCTCGGGCAAACTCTGCTTTTGCCGTTTGTCGGGCTCGGAGAAGGCGTTGCAACGGCATTTGCTGAGATCACTGCGGGCATCACGGCGATCATCGACCCAATTGGCCAGATCCTCGAACCCGTGCTGACGCAAATCGGACGAATCATTCAACTGCTCGGCACGAACCTTGGAAACTTGGGTCGCGTGATTGGTGCAGTTTTTCAGCCGTTTGCAACAGTTGCGCAAACCGTATCGCAAGCCTTGGAGCCACTGTATGACGGGCTTTTTGGATTCCTGGAAGTATTCGGCGACGCCTCCGTTCAGGTTACTGAGTTCCTCGTTTCGTTCACGTCGATCGGTGCAATCGCCGCGAACGCTTCTGCTCTCGGCGACACGTTGAGCCGCGTTGTGGCGATTGTCACCACGGCGTTCTCGCGGATTGGAGAGCTGATCGGCAACACGCTCGGACAGGCAGTCGAGTGGGTGTCGCGTAGCGTGACTGCGTTCGTTGAGTTCACGGGGCTCGTTCCGACGCTCGAAGCGATCGGTGGCACGATCAGCAGTGTCTTCGGTGCTGTGTCGTCTGTGTTTCAGACAATCGCCAGTGCTATCGGCGGAACGGTCGGTCGATTGCTGACGATGGCCGAAAACTTCCTGGGCATCGAGCGATCCGCCGAAGCGGCGTCTTCCGGCGTGGACCAAGTGACCAACTCAACCGTCCAACTCACCGAAGAACAAAAACGCGCGGCTGCCGAAGTGCAGAAGGCCGTCGAGAATAGTTCCGGCGTTCTCGACACTGCGATCCAGAAGGCGGGCGAATTCGGCCAGGCGGGCTTCGAGGCAGCGTTTCAGTTCCAAGAGGCACTCGCCGACCTCAAGGAGCAGGCCGACGCCAACGAACTCAACGCCGAGCAGTACAGTCGCGGCGTTGCGCTTGCGACGGCTGAGTTCGACAAGCAGGTTGACCGCTTGAAGCAAATTCAAGACGAGACCCGCAAGGCAGCCGAAGAGGCACAAAAGCGAGTCGATGCCGACCGCCAGGTGGCCGACGCGTTGCTAGAGCAGGCTCGCATCAACGAGCAGTTCGGCGGCGACGCATCGCGCGCGAAGGCTGCCGATGCGGTGCTGGCAGTTGAACGCGAGATCGCCCGCATCAAGGAGTCGGTGGGCGCGGCTCGCGACAGCGGCGACGCTGAGGCGGTGGCTACCGGCGAGGAGCGGATTCGGCAACTCCAAGAAATCCAGAACCAGCAGGCAGCGATCGCCGACGGCTCCGCGAAGGCGGCAGCCGACGAAGCCAAGCGGGTCGAGGATCAGAAAAAGCGGGTGGACGCTCTGATCGCATCCAGCGACACGCGGAGTGAACTGGAACAGCAACTTATCGACGTTCAAGAGCAGCAGAAGATCACGCTCGATCAACTCATTGTCGCACGCCAGACGTTCAATAGAGAGCAGGCGGACGCTGCCGCTGGCCGTCTTGCCCAGCTCGACCAACTGCAAGCCAAACTCGACGATCAGCAGCAAGCCGTCGAGCAAGGCTTTGGGGAGGGCTTCGCCAAAGCGTTTGACGCGACAAACAAAGGGATTGACGAACTTATTGTTAAGGCCGAGCAGCAATTCGGCACCGTTGGTGCTCTGGCGGGCGAGGCTCTACGGGCAGGAGTTGCTGCCGCCCAAGCCCGTGCCGATGCTGACAAGACTTTCAGCGCAGAGGCTTACGAGCGCGAAGTTGCCCAGCAACGCGACATCTTCCAGCAACGACTAGACGCCGCCAACCGCGTCGAGGAGTTCCTGCGAAACGGAATCGACGCTCGGCAGCAGGCGGAACTCAAGGCGACCGAGGAACTTGAGAAGCGGAAGAAGGAAGCCGCGACCAACGTCCAGGCGATCGAAGCGAAGCTCATTGAGGAGCGTAAGAAGTTGGAAGAGGCCCGCGAGGCGGGCGACCTTCGCGGGGCTCGCGCGGGAGCGACGCGCGTCAGAGAACTGGAGCGAGTGCAGCGGCAGGAGCAGCAACTCGCAGACGGTCGCCTGCGGCAGCAAGATCAGATTGGGCAACAGTTTGTGTCTGGCCTCAACACTGCCCAGCAATTTCAAACACTCGTCGCGCAGCAAAACGACAACTTTCTAAAGTCGTTCAACGACACCTACGCAGGGGCGAACCAAGCTCTCGCCGCTGCCGCAGAGCGAGCGGCGAAGATGGAGCGGCTGCTCACGCCTACAAACCAACTGGCAAACACCGCTGACATTCGGACGCAAGAAGGCCAAGACATCCTTCTCGGGCTCGCCGCTAGCGCGCAAGACCCCCGGTTGATCGAGGCGAAGTTGCAAACGAAGCAGTTGCAACTCATCGCGCAAGGCATCGGCCAAGCGGCATCAAATTACTTTAACTCGCCCGTCGCTATCGTCGGCGGTGCGGTCCTTGGGTGATCTATGCCAGGAACAATCGTCGCTACAAAAGAACTCGCCCGCACTTTTGAGAATGAATTGGGCTCGACCGGCGGCACGGCGAAGCGTCGCTGGGTGTGCATGCTGTCGGACAACACGCTCACCAGCGGCGGGCCGCCAGACATTACCACGATCATGTCGGCTACGGCCGGCAACTCGTTTGGCGCGGTTCACCCGGTTCACACGACGCTGAAGCTTCGCAAAGTGTCGGTGAACGAGCGATACGATGACAACCCATACGCCCTAGAAGTTATCGGCGAGTACAACTTCGTTACGCAGGACGAACTGAAGTCGCCTACGAACCGTGCCTCGGTGTGGTCGTTTGAATCACGGCCCGGCCAAGTGCCGGCTCTTTTCTATTACGACGGCTCCACGCAGTATCCGCTGACGAACTCTGCATACGACTACTTCCCTGGCCTCGTGACCGAGGAAAGCCTAGTGCAGATCAAGGTGCAGAAAAATTTTTCTGCCGTCCCAAGCAGTTGGCTCTCCCTGCAAAACTTTGTGAACAATTCGGCTTTTCTCGGCTGTGCAGCCGACACCGTCAAGGTTGCGGGTGTCGATGTGCAGTATGTCGCTGAAGAGTTCAACAACACGCTGCAACGATACTACGCCACAACTGCCACTCTTGCCTACCGCCAGTCTGGTCACAATTTGTTGCTACCCGATGTTGGGTTCAACTTCTTATCTGGCGGCGAGAAGCGCCGCGCCATGGTGTTCGATTTCCAAAATTCTGAGTGGGTTCCCAGCCCCAACCCGGTCGGCCTTGACGGCAACGGCGGGCAGACCTTGGGCACTCCCGCGATCCTGACTCGCCGAGTGAATCCGCGCGGAAACTTCGCCACGTTTGGCACACCGCCATGAGCAGCCCACGCGACCCAACGCAGTTCACGCGAGAAAGCGCCGAGCGGATTGCCAATGTCGTGCGCGCAACCGAGCTCTCGTCTCCGGGTACGAAGCCACTGTCGTTTGCCCGCGAAGATTTTTTCCGCAACCGAAAAATCTTTCGCATAGCGACATTCGCCGGCGCATGGCCGACCGGCGTCGAGAAGATCGTCACTTTCAAGTATCAGACCGCGACGCCGAACACCGCGTCGGCGATGAACCTGTTTTTTCCAGTCTCAAACACTGCCACGTCAGGTGATTGTGCAATTGCAAAGGACGGCACCGCGTGGTTCTTGATCGACGTGCCATTTGAGACGGCCACGGCTGTTTTTGTGTCCAGTACTGTTTCGCAAACGGTGTTTGGCACAGGCAGCACGTCGGTGATTCGGTTCGCTGGGACGGGATCAACCCAGTCAACGACATACATTACCGGCGTTTCGGCCTCGCTCGACACGGCCAACTGTGCAATCTCTGTGACCGCCGCAACTGCTAGCGCGACATTGTTTTCAATGGCTGGCACGCAGACTGCGATTAGCGTGTCAATGTCTGGCACGCAGACGATCACGATGGTCGGCGCGACGTTTACTTCCACGTTCCTTAGGTTCCGGGTGTAGAGATGGCGTGTGTTTGCTGTGCTGGGCTTGGGCTTCGGTGCAAGGTATGCAGCACGAAAACTTGCGTCGTTGGCGGAACGTGGAGCAAAATTGTAACCGACCAGTATTTCGAGCGGTTCGAAGGTAATATCGAGAACCTGCCCGAAGGGCCAATTTCTCTGGGCTACGCTGGGTCATCAAGGCTAAAGGCGCTATGGAAATGGCCTCGGGCTTCGTCGATCAATATCCCACAAATACTCTTGCCTTCATTTACATGGCAAGCCGGATTTCCAAACAATCTTGATGGGTGTCTGTATGTATCCTTGGAATCCACGACGGCCCAGCTTTACGGGGAAGGCTGCTGCGGAATAGATTTTGGCAACGTAGTTTGCGGAAGCCGTCAAAACGTCATTGGATCTGAAGGCAAGTACCGCTGGCAAATGATGGTCTTGGACTGCGAGTCCGAAAGTTTTCAGGACGTTACTGGCAGTGCAGTTACGCAGATTCAGCCTTTTGAGGGTGAGTACAATCAGCTAACAACCCACCCTAACCGTTTTTGTGCAACGGTAAAATCCACGGCGATGCCAGATTACTTCCCTAGCGAAGTTCCTGTGGTGTGCTCATGAGCAACGGCGGCCAGTGGAAGACCACAAGGGCTATTTTTTCTGAATACTGCGAGGGGCTTGGGTACTCCGACGTAGAGTTGAATGAGTTGGTTGTAGGCAGCGACGGGGAATGGATTTTCGTTGACATCGGCAATCCCTTTTTCCCGCGACTGCCCAAAGTGCTTTCGCACGAAGTAGATTCCCCGCCGCCATCGCACGGCCCAGGCACAGAACTCAAAGTCCTGCTCGCCGGCTGGCCGTTCTACATCGTTTCGTCGCCAACTTGTAAATGTAACGCTCGCGCACGCTACATGGACGAGAAAGGCTGCGATTGGTGCGCAGGCAAGGAAGGGATGGCCGAGATCATGGGCTTCTTACGGGAAGCCGCCGAAGAGCGCGGCCTGCCGTTTCTTGACTTGCCCGCTAGGCTCCTCGTGAGACGGGCGATCCACAACGCCCGGCGAAAGGAATCGGTCGCTGATGCCGAAGGATCATCACATCACGATCGACGGGAATCGCTGGCTCCTCCGGGTGACGCCGCTCAAGGGTGACGCGTCGGGCTGGACGTTCTTTGACGGGGCGGCGAACCCTCGCATCTTGATCGACGAGAAGTGCCGCGGGTGGAGTCGCGTCGAGACGATCCTGCACGAACTCGCCCACGCGGCACTCGGCCCGAACATCAGCGAAGAGGCGATCACGGAACTGGCTCGCGTTCAGCGGCGCGTGCTGGCAATGCTTTACACGATCACGCCGAAGGAGTGACCATGGCAAGGAAGCCAATGAACTTGGCAGACGATGTCGGCGATGCAGTTGCCGCGATCAAGCCGAAGACGTGGCTGTCGCAACTGGACGCCGCCGCACGCGAGGAGCTACTCGCCGTTCGCGATCGGTTTCACGCTGGCGGCTACGCCGCTCGCCGCGGCACGCTCGCCCGCGTTCTAGCCAACGCATGCCGCCAGCGTGGATGGGCAGTGTGCGACCACAAGAGGTTGGCCGAATGGCTCGCAAACACATCCGACTAGACGCTGACGTGTCCTTAAAACTCCCGCCTCCCTCGCCGGCCGCCGACGCCGAACAGGTGACGCAGCGGCAGGAGGGCGAGACTCTTGAAGCCCGCTCTACGAGCCAGCGGATCAAGACCGTCGAGGAT